ATGTCTAAAATACTAAAGGAGAAGTAACGATGCCAAGTAAATCCCCCGCTCAGGCTCGTTTAATGGCTGCCGTTGCTCACGGATGGAAGCCGCCGAAATCCAGCGGCATCCACGTTCCGGTGAAAGTAGCCAAAGAGTTCAATAAGGCCGACGCCGACAGGCATGTAAAGGCCCTTCGCCGGAAATAGTGTTTCATATGCTTTATACTTGACAAACGGCTTCCGCCGTGGTAGAATAGAAACATGTCCCAGTACGACGCCGCCTCAACCTCCACTCCCGGAGTCATCGACTCCCTTGAGAAGCTCGAACGCACCCCGCAGGGCCAGCGCGACCGCTGGATACAGGAGATCGAGTTCGCCGAGAAGGAGAAGAAGAAGTTCACCACGCAGGCTCGTCGGGTCATCCGCCGCTACATCGACGAGCGGGACGCGGTGGAGACGAACCAGCGGTGGTTCAACATCTTCAAGACCAACACGGACATTCTGGAAGCGTCTCTCTACGCCAACATCCCGGAGGCGGATGTCTCCCGCAGGTTCAACGACATGGATGACGATGTCGCCCGTGTTGCCTCGATGGTCCTCCAGCGCAGCATCATGCAGGACATGGCGGAGCCGAACTGTGACTTCGATATGGTCATGCGCCAGTGTGTCTCCGACCGGCTGATCCCCGGCTTGGGCATCGCGTGGCTCCGGCTGGAGACCGAGACGGAAGAACAGCCGCCCGAGTACGGCACCAACGAGGACGGCACCCCGTTCGAGCGCATCACCAAGCAGGAAATCGCCCTCGACTACGTGCATTGGGAGGACTTCCTGTGGTCGCCCTGCCGCGTGTGGGCCGAGCGCCGTTGGGTGGCCCGTGCCGTCCCCATGACCCGCGATGCCCTCGTCAAGCGGTTCGGTGCGAAGGTCGGCAAGTCCATCCCGCTGGACTACGAGCCGAAAACCAACGTGATCGGCGACGCCAACACCCCGCGCAACATGCTGCTCAAGCGCGCCCGCATCTACGAGATATGGGACCGCGAGAAGAAGGAAGTGGTCTGGTTGTCGCGCGGGCACAGCGAACTGTTGGAGGTGTTGCCCGACCCGTTGGGACTGGAGAACTTCGAGCCGTGCCCGATGCCGATGCTCGCCAACCTGACGACCAGCAACTGCATCCCCAAGCCTGACTACATGATGATCCAGGACCAATATGTGGAACTGGACGAGGTCAACAACCGCATTTCCCTGCTGATCATCGCCTGCAAGGTCGTCGGCGTCTATGACCGCTCGGCGGAAGGCGTCCAGCGGATGCTGACGGAGGGCTACGATAACACCTTGATCCCTGTGGACAACTGGGCGATGTTTGCCGAGAAGGGCGGGGTCAAGGGGCAGATCGACTGGTTGCCGCTGGATACCGTCATCCAGGCACTGGCGCAGTTGCAGGCGCACCGGGAAGCGATCAAGGCGCAGATTTACGAATTGACCGGCATCTCGGACATTGTGCGGGGTTCCAGCAAGGCTAGCGAGACGCTAGGCGCGCAGCAGTTGAAGTCGAAGTTCGCCAGCGTCCGCATCCAGCGCCTCCAGGATGAAGTCGTTCGCTTTGCCGAAGAGATTCTCCGCATCAAGGCAGAGATTCTGCTCAAGCACTTCGACCCCAACATTCTGCTCCAGATGGCCAACGTGCAGAACATGGCGGTCGAGGACCAACAGTTGGTCCCGCAGGCGGTCGCCCTGCTCAAGGCTCCGGAGGAAGTGCTGTGTTGGCGGGTGGAGATCGCTTCCGACGCGATGGCGATCATCGACTACAACCAGCAGAAGACAGAGCGCACCGAGTTCCTGACCGCCGTGGCCACGTTCCTCCAGTCGGCCTCCACTGTTGGCCAGGGCAGCCCGCAACTGATCCCGCTGATGCTCCAACTGTTGAAGTTCGGCGTGGCCGGCTTCCGTGTCTCCCGCGAGATCGAAGGCATCTTCGACCGCTACATGAAGGAGTTCGAGGAACAGATCGAGGCGCAGAAGAACGCTCCCCCGCAGCCCGACCCCGAGCAGCAGAAGATGCAGATGGAAATGCAGATGAAGCAGGCGGATGCGCAACTCAAGGCGCAGGGGCAACAGGCCGACCTGGCCATGAAGCAGCAGGAGCAGCAGGCCGACCTCCAAATGCAGGCGCAAGAGCATCAGATGAAGCTGGCGCAGATGGCGCAGGAGTTCCAGTTGAAACTCGACCAGATGCAGCAGGAGTTCCAGTTGAAGATGGAACTGTCCGCTCGCGAAGCCGAGATCAAGCGGGAAGCGATGGTGCTGGACGCCAACGCCAAAGCAGCGGCGACAGTCGAGAAGGACGACGGCGATGAGTCGTAAGTCCTACATCCAACTGAACGGAGTCCTCTATGATAAGGCCGAACTGGCTCAATCATCCGTTGCAGCACCCTCCGTTCGTGGCGACATCCCGGACTTCGTATCCCCCATTGACGGCACGGTTGTTTCAGGCCGCGCTGGTCTACGTGACCATTGCCGCCGCCACAACGTCGTTCCTACGGCAGAGCTTGCGGGGCTGCCGCCGAAACCAGCGGTGATGGCCCACCAGCCAACATCGCAGGAGCGTCAGCAAACCAGACAGGTCATTGCTGACATCATCAACAGCCGGAGCGAAATCCGGCAGTACATAAAAGGATAACCCATGGAACTACGCGAAGCCCTGGAAGCAGCGGCAACCGAACAGGAGAAGGACGATGCAATTGCTCCCGAAGCCGTTGTCGAGACGCCGCCCGAGACTGTGGAGGCAACTGAAACCGAGGTTGATTCATCTGTCGTGGAAAAACCGGCAGACGACGCTCGCAAGCCAGAAGCTGAAAAGCCGGCTGCGGAACAGGTACAGGTTCCCGCTGGTCAGCATCGCGTAGACCGTGCCCCCGCTTCGTGGCGGAAGGAAGCCAAGGGTGAGTGGGCGGCTGTCCCCCTCCACATCCGGCAAGAGGTTCATCGCCGGGAGATGGAGGTCAATCGCGCCCTGAACGAAGCGGCGCAGGCTCGCCAGACGGCTGAACAGTTCAGCAAGACCTTCGAGCCTTACATGGCCCGCATCCAGTCGTTCGGTGTCACCCCGCAGCAGGCGATCAGTCAACTGTTGCAAGCCGACTACACGCTTGCAACCTCATCCAAGCAGCAGCGGGCACAGTTGATGGCGAAGCTGGTCAGGGACTACGACGTGGATGTGGTCGAGCTTGACGCCGCCATCGTCGCCGGGATGCAGGGGCAGCAGCAACAGGCGACCCCGCAGGTTCCCGACATTCAGGCTTTGGTCCAGCAACAGTTGCAGCAGGCCCTTGCGCCGATCTACCAGCAGCAGCAGCAGGAGCAGCAGCGCCAGCAGCAGGTGGTCGACCAGACAGTCGAGCAGATGGCGCTGGACCCGAAGTATCCGCACTTTGACGTGGTGCGGGAGGACATGGCGGACATGATCGAGATGGCAGCCAGGCGGGGTGTTGCACTTTCCCTCGATGATGCCTATACTCGGGCTGTAGCCTTCAATCCGCAGGTGAACCAGATGCAACAGGCGCAACAGCAGAACCTCCAGGCGCAGCGCGCCAAGGTCGCTTCCCGCTCTGTCACTGGCGCACCGGCAGCGGGAGGCAGTAACGAATTTGCGGGCGACGGCACGCTTCGGGGTTCCCTCGAAGCCGCGTTCGCGAATATGCGGGCATGACGGATCGTCTGTTCCGCGAGGTTGTAGGACCAGTCCTGCCCTTACCGGGGCGGGATGGAGTCCCAAGGCAGTACCGCCAAAGCGTCCAAGCGCGCTCATTGGCTCCAAGTAGTGAAGCGGAAGTGCCGCCCATCACGGTGAATCATCCTCTTTCCAACACTCAAGGAGTCAATCCAAATGGCATTCCCGAATAGCGCGATCAGCGACATCATCGCCACCACCATCCAGAGTCGCACCGGCCAAATCGCCGATAACGTCACCAAGAACAACGCTCTGCTCGCCCGCCTCAAGCAGCGCGGCAACGTCAAGCCGTTCAGCGGCGGTAACGTCATCCTCCAGGAACTGTCCTTCGCGGAGAACGCGAACGCGGGCTACTACAGCGGTTATGAGACGCTGCCGGTCGCTGCTTCCGACGTGATCAGCGCAGCGCAGTACGACATCAAGCAGGCCGCTTGCCCCGTCACCATCTCCGGCCTGGAGCAACTCCAGAACGCTGGCAAGGAACAGATCATCGACCTGCTGGAAGCCCGCATGACCGTCGCCGAAAGCACGATGGCCAACCTCATCGCTGGCGGTGTCTATTCCGACGGCACCGGCTCCGGCGGCAAGCAGATCACCGGCCTCAATGCCCAAGTGGCTGTCGACCCGACCACGGGCACCGTTGGCGGCATCGACCGCGCCACCTGGAACTTCTGGCGGAACAAGATCTTCAAGGCGACCACCACGGGTGGCGCTGCGACGACCGCTTCCAACATTCAGTCGTACATGAACCAGTTGTGGGCCAGCCTCGTGCGCGGTCAGGACCGTCCGGACCTGATCATCATGGACAACGCCTACTGGGGCTTCTTCATGAACTCCCTCCAGGCGATCCAGCGTTTCACCGGCGACACCGACGCCAAGCTCGGCTTCGTCTCGGTCAAGTACATGGACGCTGACGTGGTGCTCGATGGCGGTATCGGCGGCTTCTGCCCGGCCAAGACGATGTTCATGCTGAACACCAAGTACATCTTCCTGCGTCCGCACAGCCAGCGCAACATGGTTCCGCTGTCTCCGGGCCAGCGGTACTCGGTCAACCAGGACGCTGCCGTGCAGATTCTGGCGTGGGCAGGCAACCTCACCGCCGGTGGTCTGCAGTTCCAGGGCCGTTTATTTGAATAGTCCGTATCCCCCCTGAACTTCACGATGACACAAGACGAACTTAAAGAGCAATTCAACTACGACCCGGAAACCGGTCTGTTCACCCGAATCAAGTCAAAGGGTGGCAGGCCGATCGGGGAAGTGGCTGGTTGTTTGCGCTCAAATGGTTACTTATATTTGATGGTGAACTTTAAGAGCGTTTCGTGCCATCGTGCCGCCTTCCTATTCATGATCGGTGAGTTCCCGAAAGGGCAAGTTGACCATGTAAACAGGGACAAGACGGACAACCGGTGGGCGAATCTGCGGGACGTTTCTCAGAGCGAAAACGAGAGGAACAAGTCGCCAAGGTCGTCTACCGGAGTTCGGGGCGTTTACTACGACAAGCGGTGTTTATCTCCCTATCTCGCTTCGTTGCAAAAGAACGGGAAAACTTACACCAAAACAGGCTTCGACACCATTGAACAAGCGACGGCGGCTAGAAGGTCGTTGGAACTTGAACATTGGGTTTGAAAGGAGAACAACATGGCAACAACCAAACCCGTCGTCCCCGCACCGGAACCGGAACCGCCGCCCGCCCCTGTTGAAGTTCCGACAGGTTCGAGCATCCCCGGCGTTCCCGCGCCGAGCGACAAACAGTAAGGAGAGCAGCATGGCAGGAATCTCAGGGCCGGCAATCGGCACCAACACGCAGATGAGGACTTGCATCGCCACGGCGC